GTTGCATCGGTCAACCTAATCGCACGCAATACTGTCGGAATGGTGATGTCGCCATTCAATTACAAGGTGCAAGTTCACAAGCATCCGGGTCAACGCTGGGAAGCTGATGTTCAACTGCCGCCGATGAAGCGTGAAGATGCGGAAGCGTGGAATGCGTTTTTTATGAAACTCTATGGTCAATATGGCACATTTAAACTGGGCGATCCTAATGCCGCAACGCCACGCGGATCAGCATCAGCAACACCCGGAACGCCTGTTGTTAATGGCGCAAGTCAGACTGGCAACGAACTTGCGATTGACGGCTTACCTACTAGCGAAACTGGTTATCTAAAGGCCGGCGATTATATTCAGTTAGACGCTGGTGCTGACTCCGAACTTTATAAGGTTCTTGATGATGTTGATACAAACGCATCAGGTGAGGCAACTCTAACGATTTGGCCTGATCTAAGAACATCACCCACCGATGGTTCTTCTGTTGTGGTATCAAACGCGCAAGGCATCTTTAGATTAGCAACGCCAACAGCCGAATGGTCAATAAGCAATAGCGGCTTTTATTCAATAGCATTTGGGGCGGTTGAAGCACTATGACACGCACACTTGGATCAAGTTTTCAAACAGAATTGGCGGCAACAGAACTGTCGCCTTTTTTTGCTGTTGAAATGGATTTTGAAGGCGATCCGGTGCGCTTGTGGGGCGGTTACGGAAATATTGTTATAGATGGCGACACTTACTTCGGCGCGGCGACACTGCTTAATATATCGGCTATTTCGGAAACGTCAGAAGTTCAAGCTAATGGCATAACCGTCAGTTTATCTGGCATCGATACAAGTCTTATTTCTGCCGCATTGTCGGAAAACTACCAAGGCCGTGAAATGAAGGTTTATTTTGGCGTGCTAAATGATAGCGGTGCAATTATTGATGATCCGTATATTGCGTTCAAGGGCAGAATGGATGTTATGACAATCGATGAAGATGGCGAAACGTCAACGATAGCAGTAACAGCCGAAAGCCGCTTAATAGATTTAGACGTTAGCCGTGAAAGACGATATACTGATGCCGATCAGAAGATAGATTTTCCTGACGATAAAGGGCTAGAGTTTATCGCTGATATTCAGGATAAAGAAATTATTTGGGGCGGCAGATAATGAGTTTCTTTAGTAAATTTATCAAAAATCTTACTAAGCCGGAAACGCTTATTATTGCGGCGGCAACTGGTGGTGTTGGAACTTTTTTTAGTGGTGTTATAGGGAATTACAGCATTGCAACGTCTGTTGCTATCCGCGCTGGCGCTTCTGCCGCATTAACATCTGCCGCATCTGCGCTTGCGCCTAAACCAGAACTGCCATCGTTTGCTGATTTCACCGGCGACTTACAAAACAGAACGCGCATCATTAAAAACCCGATTGAAGCGCGGCGTTTAGTCTATGGCACAACACGGCTTTCTGGCGTGATGGCCTATGCGGAAAGCACCGATAACGATAAATATCTGCATCTTGTTCTTATGCTTGCATCGCACGAAATCAGCGCGATAAATACGATCTATGTTAACGATGAGGCGGTCACGCTTGATGGTGATGGCAATGTTACTGCGCCGGCTAAGTATGCAAATCTGATCCGCATCAAAAAACATTTAGGCGCAGACAATCAAACAGCCGATAGTGATTTGGTTGCTGAAAGCGATCAATGGACGACAGCGCATCGATTGCGCGGCATCGCTGATATTTATGTGCGCTTAGAATATTCTGTTGATGCGTTTCCTAATGGCATCCCGAACATATCCGCAATCGTTGACGGTAAAAAGGTTTATGATCCACGAACCGCAACAACAGCATTTTCAAGAAACCCGGCATTGTGCATTCGCGATTATTTGCTGGATCAGCGTTATGGTTTCCGCGCGACTAGCGATGAAATAAACGACACCGCGTTCAGCACTGCCGCAGATATCTGTGATGAAAGCATATCACTATCAGGCGGTGGCACAGAAAGTCGTTATACGATAGACGGAACGATAACAACCGCCGCACCACCTAAACAGGTGCTAGAGGGTATGCTGACGGCTTGTGGTGGCATTGTTACTTATGCGAATGGTAAGTTTTCTGTTAAGGCCGCTAAATATGTATCACCGACATTGACGTTAACCGAAGATGAGATTATTGCACCGGTTAGCGTGCAAACAAGGCAATCGCGCCGCGACAATTATAACGCCGTTAAGGGCGTTTTCTCGCCTCCGTCAACAAACTATGTTCCGGTTGATTATCCGGCTTACACGTCCACCACGTTCCAGAACGAAGATGGCGGCGAACAACAGTTTCTTGATTATGATCTGGTCTATACAACGTCATCTGCGATGGCGCAACGCTTGGCGAAAATCGCGTTATTCCGTAATCGCCAGCAAGTCACAATGGATGTAACGTGTAATCTGTCAGCGTTTAAGTTAGAGGTAGGCGACACTATACAGTTCACCAATAGTCGCTTCGGGTTTTCTGATAAGGTGTTTGAAGTTGCTGAATGGCAATTCGGCGTTTCATCATCAGCCGATAGCGTGGTTCTTTCTGTCAGTGTTTTACTGCGCGAACTAAATAGCCAAGTGTTTGATTGGGATGCGGAAGAGGCGGCGTTCTTGCTAGATAACACAACGCTTCCTGATCCATTTACGCTAACACCGCCGGGCGTTGTTGCGACTGACGAATTACAGATATTTAACCAGAAAGCGGTTTCTGTTCTGGTTATTGATGTTAGTTCATCGTCAAGTTATGCGAACCAGTTCGAGGTGCAAGCCAAGAAATCAACAGCAACCGAATATATTTCATTAGGGATGTCTGCCGGCAATCGATTTGAACTGGTCGATGTTGAAGATGATGTTGTTTATGATGTGCGTGCGCGTATCATCAACACGCTTGGTATTCGATCCGACTTCACAACAACACAGCATCAGGTTATTGGTAAGACCGCGCCACCGGCTGACGTTACTGACTTCAGCGTTAACATCATTGAAACTCAAGCGCATCTTAGCTGGACACCGGTGACTGATCTTGATCTGTCGCATTACATTATCAGGCACGCACGCGAAACCACCGGCGCGGAATATGCTAACGCGATAACCATCGCAGAAAAGGTATCGCGTCCGGCTAACACCGCTATCGTGCCAGCGATGACCGGCACATACTTCATCAAGGCGGTTGATAAACTAGGCAACGCATCGACCAATCCGACCAGCAAGGTCGCGATTATTGAAGATATAAAAGGTCTAAATGTTGTCGAAACATCAACGCAGTCACCGACTTTTGCCGGTGCTAAATCTTCAACGGTTGTGACTGACAATAAATTAATCTTAGATACATCGATTAACTTCGATGATGCGACAGGGGATTTTGATGACGCTTCTGGGTTGTTTGATGGTGGCGGTGGCACTGTGGCATCTGAAGGCACATATGATTTCGACAGTGTTATTGATCTGGGGTCTGTATATACTAGCAGAGTTACTGCCAATATAAATGTCACGCGCGCCGACTATGTAAATCTGTTTGATGATGCGGCTGGGTTGTTTGACGACCGAACAGGCACCTTTGATGGCGATGTACAGGCATTTGACGATACAAATGTTGAATTATTTATCGCAACGACAGAAGATGATCCGGCTGGCTCACCTACATTTACAAACTTTAGAAAGTTTTTTGTCGGTGACTATAAAGCGCGTGGCCTAAAGTTCCGCGCAGTCTTAAAAACGTCTGACAACGAAACAACGCCAGAAATCACGCAGTTATCAGTTAAGGTCGATATGCCTGATCGGGTGGTGTCTGATGCGGATATTTCTTCTGGAGTTGGTTCTAAGGCGATAACATTCAGCCCAGCATATAAAGCCGTTCAGGGCATCGGAATTGCCGCACAAGATTTACAATCCGGTGATTATTATGTTATAACTGGTAAAAGCGCGACCGGCTTCACAATTACATTCTATAATAGCAGTGATGCGGTTATAGACAGAACTTTTGATTATGTTGCAAAAGGATATGGCGAATTAGCCGCTTGAGGTGAAAAATGGCACAACACGATTTCAATATTGCTAACCAAGGCTTCCCGGCGTTTCGGGCTGATCTTAACAACGCATTATCAGCGACAGTCACATTATCGGCTGGCGCAACTGAACCATCAACGACTTTCGCTTATCAGTTATGGTATGACGAAACCGCCGATGTTCTGAAGATACGCAACGATGACAATGATGCGTGGATCACGCTTTTCACGTTTGACCAGACCGCAAACACGGTGACGGTATCAGGTGAAGAACTGGTGGACGATACAACACCGCAGTTAGGCGGCGATTTACAAAGCAATGGCAACGATATCGTTATGGCTGATAACGATAAGGTGTTGCTAGGCACTGGTTCGGATGGTGAATTATTCCACGATGGTTCTAATACGATTATAAACGATGCCGGTACTGGTTCGTTAAAACTTCAGCAAGGCGGTTCGGATAAGTTAGAAGTCACATCAACCGGCGTGACAATCACTGGCACTGCCGTTGCAACAACTGACACAGACACAAGCAACAGCGGTTCTGTAACGCTGGACTTTGAGGCTAATCAAAACTTTGTGCTGACGCTAACAGGCAATGTCACGCTTGCTAATCCGACAACTGAACAGGTTGGTCAGTCAGGGTTTATTGTGTTCATACAGGATGCGACTGGCGGCAGAACAGTGTCGCTGGGAACTGACTATGAAACGGCTGGCGGTGCTGGCATAACATTGTCTTCGGCGGCATCAACAACCGACATTGTTCCTTACGTTGTTGCGGCTAGTGGTAGAATCTTACTGGGTGCGCCACAACTGGCGTTTAGCTAATGAGTATTGTTGGTTCAGAACAATGGATGTATTCATCTGCGGCTGGTTTTTACGACTTTCCCATCGAGCAGTCACTACGCTTCAATGATGACGACAGCGCATATCTAAGCCGTACACCAGCATCGGCTGGGAACAGAAAGACTTGGACTTGGAGTGGCTGGGTTAAGCGTAGTTATATTGGCGCAACAAATGGTGCTGGTACTGGTTTGTTTGGTGCTGGTACTCTGGGCAATAATGCTAACTTCAGGGCGTTGTTTGATAGTGACAGAATATACTTACAAGAAACTGTTCAGAATGTTTCTAATCAATTAATTTGGACTAGCACCCCTGTATTTCGTGACGCATCAGCTTGGTACAATATTGTCATCGCAATGGACACTACACAGGCTTCTAGTGCTGACAGGGTTAAGGTCTATGTCAATGGAACTGAAATCTCTGGTTCATTTTCTGTGACTCCATCGCAAAACCAAGACACATCAATTAATAATAACACTCCACAATACATTGGTGCATCACCATATAATTCTGCCGCTTTGTATCATTACCACGGCTACTTAGCAGACGTTAATCTTATTGATGGAACTGCCCTAGACGCATCCAGCTTTGGTGAAACTAAGTCAGGCATCTGGATACCAAAGAACACGTCAGGGCTAACCTTCGGCACGAATGGTTTCCGCTTGCAGTTTGGCGACAGCGCGGCGATTGGTGATGACACTAGCGGCAATACGAATGACTGGACTGCTAACAACCTAGTCGCATCTGATGTTTTGCTGGATGGTGTGACGAATAACTTTGCGGTTTGGTCGCCTATTGACACCAGCGGTGGCACAACATTTCAAGAGGGCAATACTGAAATAACTTTCCCAAGTCTTTTTGGGGCAACACGTTCAACCTTTGGTGTATCTTCTGGTAAATGGTATTGGGAAGTTAGAGTTAATAATAATACGTCAAACCACAGCATAGGGATATTAGAAAGTTCTGACCCTAAATCTTCTTATATTGGCGGTTCTTCTCTTGGTTATGGGTATGTTGCGACTAACGGCAATAAATACAATAATGCAACATCAACGTCTTACGGTGCAACATATACAACTGGCGACATAATAAGCGTTGCCCTAGATATGGATGCTGGAACAATAACCTTTTACAAAAACGGCTCAACACAGGGTCAGGCATTTTCTGGTATATCTGGCACATATCATCCAGCTATTTCTGATGTGACTAATAATTCTTCTGGCTCAAATTCAACTGTTAACTTCGGTCAGGACAGCACATTCGCTGGCAACGAAACCGCTGGCGGCAATGCTGATGAGAACGGCTACGGTGACTTTGCCTATGCGCCGCCGTCTGGGTACTTGTCTCTCTGTTCTGCCAATCTGCCAACAGGTGCTATCGACACGGTGGCTGATGAAACGCCAGAGGATTATTTCAATACGGTGCTTTATACTGCTACATCAGGTGTTGCTGACTCT